GCTGTTTATATTTCGGGTGCTAACGGTACGAACATGATTGTTAGCCCTGCTTCTAACACTTCTGACGCTACTTCGGCTGAAACGATTGGTCTGTTGGAAACAGCGTTGGCTGTGAACGCTCAAGGGTATGTGATCACTGAGGGTTTGTTGTCGGGGTTGAATACGTCTTCTGCGACGGCGGGTGACCCAGTTTGGTTGGGTGTAAATGGTGCGTTGTTGTACGGGTTGGCTAATAAACCTGTTGCGCCAACTCATTTGGTGTTTATGGGTGTTGTTACTCGTGCGCATGCTAATCAGGGTGAAATCTTTGTTCACATTTCTAACGGTTGGGAACTTGACGAACTACATAATGTTCTAATCACTAACCCGACTAATAACCAGGTATTGACTTGGGAAGCTTCAACTTCTTTGTGGAAGAACAAAGATGCGGCTTCTGGTGGGTTGACTTCGGTTGTGTTGTCTGCCCCGTTGACTGGTGGCACGATTACTTCGGCTGGCACGGTTGGTTTGAATCAGTCGGCTTTGAGTATTACTCGTAGTCAGGTTTCTGATTATGCGGCTGGTTCGGTTGCTTATGCGACTACTGCGGGTAGTGCGTCTACTGCTGGTGCGGCTTCTACGGCTGGTACAGCGATTTACGCGACTACGGCCGGTACTGCCACTTTTGCTACTACTAGCGGAACGGCCACATTTGCAACGTCAGCTGGAACGGCTACGACTAGCGGAACAGCGAGTTACGCAACTACAAGCGGTACCGCGGTTTATGCGACTTCTACTGGATCAGTGGGAACAGCAACTTATGCAACCACTGCGGGTACTGCAACTTATGGCACTACTGCCGGTACTGCCGTTTATGCGACTACGGCGGGTACAGCGGTTTATGGGACTAGCGCAGGAACAGCAACTACTGCTGGTACTGCTTCTTATGCGGTTACTAGCGGTACGGCTGTTTACGGCACGAACGCTGGTACTGCGGTTTACGCTACGAGTTCGGGTACAGCGGTTACGGCTGGTACGGCTTCGTATGCAACCACTTCAGGTACGGCCGTGTATGCGACTACTGCTGGTGGTGCGGTGCCTTCTGGGTCTGCTGGCGGCGATTTGACGGGTACTTACCCTAACCCGACTTTGGGTACTGTGGCTGTTACGCCTGGTTCTTATACGTCTGCAAACATTACTGTTGATGCTAAGGGTCGTGTAATTGCTGCGGCTAATGGTACTGGTGGCGGTGCTGCTGGTGATGCTTCTTTTTCTGATTTCCTAATGATGGGTGCGTAAATAAATGGCTAATGCTTACAAGATTCTGGGTCAGGCTGTTCCGGCTACTAGCGCGGATGTGATTACTGTTGGTGCAGCTAAGTCGCAGGTGGTTTCTACTCTTGTGGTGGCGAACACAACCAGTTCGGCGGCTACGGTGCGTGTGTATGCGCGTATTGCTGGTGCTGCGGCGGCTACCTCTAACGCCATTATTTACGATGTGACGGTGTTGGGTAACACTACTCAGACTTACACGATGGGTATTACTTTGGCGGCCACTGATGTGTTGACGGTGGTTTCTGGCACTTCGGGTGCGTTGACTGTTACTGCGTTTGGATCTGAGGTCAGCTAGTGAGTGTTAGCACGATTGGTGCGAATACGAGTTTTCAGTCACCGTTTGGTTTGAAACTTAGGCAGACAATTACTTCTAGTGGTGCTGTTTCTGTGCCTGCTGGTGTTTCGTTTGTTTATGCGATTGTTGTCGGTGGTGGCGGATGCCCTGCCGCTGGTTCGGCTGGTGCGGGCGGTGGCGGTGGTGTCGCGTGGGGTTGGACACCTGCTGTCGGTGCTGCCGTTGTGGGTGCTGGTGGCATTGGAAATATTGGCGGCTACTCACGCTATGGCCTGATTATGGCAGGTGGCGGTGGGGCTTCAACAACTGCTGGCATTTTGGGCGGTGCGGGTGGTGGCGGTGCGGGTGCTGCTGGTGGTGCTGGAACAACAAACTACTGGGGTCAACCTGCTGGTTTGGGTGGTAGTTCTGCGGGTCGAATAGACGGCAGACCAGGTGTTTCTGCTGGCGGTGGCGGTTCTATCGCTATTGCGGGAACTGCTGGTAATGGCGGCAACGGCATTTCTGGTGGCGGTGGCGGGCAAGCTGCTGTGGCTTCAGGAACGATTGTTGCGGGCAATGGCGGTTCGGGTTTTATTGGTGGCGGTGGTGGAGTTGCTAACACATCCACTGGTTCACGCACGGGCGGTAATGGCGGTTCGGGTAAGTCTTTTATTGACGGCACAACTTATACAGGTGGAACAGGTTCTACTGGAACAGGCACAGGTGGCGCGGGTGGCGGTGGTGCTGGATGCGCGGGCAATGGTTCTAATGCTTCGGGTAACGCTGCGGGTTCTGGTGGTTTGGGTGGTGGCGGTGGCGGTGCTGCGCCTACTGGTGGAACTTCTGCTGCTGGTGGTGCTGGAATCATTTACCTCTTCTACTAAAGGACACAATGTCTACTTCAACAACAACTAACCAGGTGATCCCTGAAACCCCTTACGGGTTGACGCTACGCCAGACTATTACTTCGTCTGGTGCGGTGAGTGTGCCTTCGGGTGTGAACCGTGTTTGGGCTGTTTGTATTGGTGGCGGCGGGTCAGGTGCAGCAATGTATGGGGCAACTCAAGCAACAGTAACCGCCGCTTCTGGAAACGGCACGACTGTGACTTACACAGCCGCAAACACATTTATTGCAGGACAATATGTATCTATTACAGGTTTGACTATCGCTTCAGGTTCATCACTAAATCTTTCAACCGTTTTGATTGCTACTGCATCCAGCACACAGTTCACTGTAACCAACGCAACAGTTGGCGTATCAGCTGGCACAGGTTTAGCAACACCACATAATTACACAGGCGGTGGTGGTGGTGGCGGCATTAGCCAGGGTTGGACAAATGTCGTTTCAAATTGTGTTGTTGGTGCTGGTGGTGCAGGTGTCACAAACTCTGTTGGCAACATTGGTGGTTATTCACAATTTGGTTCAATCATTGCTGGTGGTGGCGGTTCTGCTGCTGGCGGCGCACCATTGGTCAACCCGTTTGCGGCTGAATACGGTTCTGGTGGCGGCGGTGGCGGTATAGGTGCTGCTACTGCAAGTGGTGCTAGTTTTACTGGCGCACCATCGGCAACTGCTGCTGGAACTAATGGTGTTGGTGGTGGTGGTAACTCGGCTGCTGGTGGTGCTTCGCCTGGTGGTTCAGGTGTTTCTGGCGGTGGCGGTGGCGGTATCACTGCGCTTACCAATACTGGAACTGCTGGTGCGGGCGGTTCAGGACTAATCGGCGGTGGTGGGGGAAGTTCTGCAACATTCGCTGGAACAGCAACAGGCGGTGCAGGTGGGTCAGGCGTAGGTGGTTCGGGCGGAACAGGATCAACGGGAACTGGTTCATCATTTGGTGCTGGTGGCGGCGGTGCTGGTTTTATTGCTGCTGGTTCAAACGCATCAGGAATAAACGGTGGTGCTGGCGGTAATGGCGGTGGCGGCGGTGGTGCTGCTACTCAAGCAGGCACATCAGGCGCAGGCGGCAACGGCGTAATCTACCTCTACTACTAAGGAGAAACTTGTGGCAACTTTCGCTCAAATGTCAGGCAATACCGTCAGCAATGTGATTATGGCTGACAATAAAACAGCAACCGAACAAGCTTTGAACTGTGTGCTAATCGAATACACGGCTGACAACCCTGCCGGAATCGGTTGGGTTTACGATGAATCAACTGGCACATTTACACCACCACAGGGAGAGTAATGCCGTATTACATTAGCGATAAACAAGCCGATTGCCAGGGATGGGCAACAATAAAAGTCACCGACGGCAAACCAGAAACCATTACCTGCCACGGCGACAACAAGCAAGCTGCAACAGATCACATGGTTGCTTTGTCAATGGCTGAAGGTATGAAACCTTTGGGTCAGTATTTTGGTGCTGGTGAACGCGATAACGGTGGTAACCGTGTATTGATTTGTGACATTGATGACACACTCATTCATAACGGCATGTTGATTCAAGACACCGCCGATTTTGTCGCATCACAAGAAGTCGGCATCATGCTAGTCACTGGTCGCTTGGAAGCAACTAGGGCTTCAACTGTGGAACAACTTAGTAAACTAGGAATGGACTATGACCATTTGTTTATGAACGATTTAGGTTCACCAGCAAAAGCGGTTGAGTTCAAAAAGAAAACGGCTGAAGAACTTCTGAAACACTACGAAGTTGTTATGGCTATTGATAACGATGGTGGTGCGCGTGAAGCTTACGCTTCTTTGGGTATCCCTGTTGTTGACCCGACCCGACTACCTGCAAAGCGTGAAACGATGACCCCAGACCAAAACGCACCGGTTGTAGATGCGACCGTAAACCCGACGGATGCGCCAGAGGCACCTTGCACGAAGCAGGACTTGGAACTGCGTTTGCGTGACCTACTCGGTGACGTTGTAACGTTCAAGTTCCTGGCACATGGTTTCCATTGGAATGTGCGCGGCATCAACTTCAGCCAGTTCCACGAGTTCTTTGGTGAGATTTACGAAGATGCCGACGGTTCTATTGATCCGATTGCAGAAAACATTCGCAAACTAAACTTTGACGCACCATTCAAGTTGCAGGATTTCATTGAATCAGCTGACGAACTTGAACCAACAGATTCCAGCGACCCACTGGAAATGAGCCGTAGCCTTTACATGGCTAACGAAGATGTGCGCGAAAGCATTATCCACGCCATCAGTCTTGCTGACGAACTGGGTGAGCAGGGAATTCTAAACTTCTTGGCTGAACGCCAAGACATGCACTCTAAATGGCAGTGGCAGTTGCGTGCCATCGTTGGGGATTCGTTCGCAAAGAACTATGAGATTGATGTTCAGGCTGTTTCTGAAGGTGTTCAGACCGGTGAGGGTAATGAGAAGCCACAGGAGATTGATACTGAAGGTCAGGGCAACCCAATGTCGGCTATCACCAACCCTAACGGCGCACCAATGGTTGAGCAGAATAGTAACCAGACTAAGTGGACTAAGGCTGCGAACATGATTTTGCGTCGCCTTGAACCAGCACAGCAAGCACCGATGCCTGAAGCTCGTGACGCAAAGTTTGAAACTCGTGTGAATCATGTTGATTTTGAGTTGCGTGCGACTGCTGACGGCATGTCTTTTGAGGGTTACGCATCGGTTTTCAACAGCCCTTCTGAACCTATTGGTGGCCATTTCACTGAGTATGTTGCACCTGGTGCTTTCAAGCGTTCCCTTTCTAGCCGTAACGATGTGAAGTTGTTGTGGAATCACGACACTGGGCAGGTGCTTGGATCAACTCGCGCCGGCACTTTGCAGCTCGTTGAAGATGCTCAGGGTTTGAAGGCTATTGCTACTTTGCCTGATACTCAGTTGGGTCGTGACACTGCAACCCTTATCAAGCGTGGTGACGTGGCTAACATGAGTTTTGGTTTTAGTGTGCCTGTTGGTGGCGATTCTTGGAACGCCGAGGGCAATGTTAGAACTTTGAACTCGGTTCGCCTTCACGAAGTGAGCATTGTTTCGTTCCCTGCATACCAGGCAACAACTGTTTCGGTTCGTTCAAACATTAGTGCTGACGCGCTCGCCGAATCATTGATGAAGTTGGAAAACGGCGAAGATTTGTCAGCTGACCAGGCAACGCTAATCAATGATGTTGTAACCCGTCTAACCAAATCGGTGGAGGAAAACCCTGCTGAAGTTATTCTAGGATTGAAACAGAAGCAACTTGACCTAATGTTGAAAAGGATTTAGTCATGGCAAGCAAGGAAGAGATTCTGGCGGCAGCAAAGATTGTTGCCGATTTTGCGGGCAACCCTGATTCTGGTGTTGTTGCTGATTTGTTGCGTGATCTAAAGGCTTCCGTTCCGACCAAAGAAGTTCGTGTAACGGATGTGAAGGAAACTCGCTAACCCCTACTTGGCGTTTCCTGCCCCGACCGGCTTATTTCCTTTCTCCGGTCGGGGTTTTCCTTTTCTAAAACCTACGGGTTGTAATAATAGAAACTTCCTATCATTAGGCATACGCTTACTATGGTTTATGCCCGTAACCTATTGCAAGGCGTGCATTAGACTTTTATTAGTGATTCTGCGTCAACGCGGTCATAGTCTGTTCAGCGTCAACGCGGCAGATGTTCCATAATCATTACCTAACCAAAAGGAGAACTCATGTCTGAGTTTCTAAAGGCACAGGTTGAGGAACGCCAGAAGCTTTGGCACGAGGCAAAGTCGGTTCTTGAAACCGCCGAAGCTGAGAGCCGTTCGCTAACTGGTGAGGAAGAGCAGAAGTACCAGGCTCTTTCGACCGAACTTGACCGTCGTGCATCGTTCATTGAGGAAGCCCGCAAGGTTGCTGAGCGCGAAGAGCGTGCCGCTGCACTTGCAAGCGACTTCACCGTTCCTTCTGTTTCGGCTTCGACCGACGCAGAGCAGATCCGTGCAATGGCTCGTGGAGAGAAGCGCAGCTTCGACTTCAGCAACGAGCAGCGTGCGATTGCACCAGCAAGCACCGGTGCGCCAGTACCAACTTCGTTCTACAACCAGGTTATTGGTGTAGCAAAGTTTGTCGGCCCGATGCTAACCACTTCGACCATGCTTCGCACCGCTTCGGGTGAGCCACTGCAGATTCCTTCGCAGGCAACTTACTCGGCTGGTACCCAGACCGCTGCTGGTTCGGCACTCACCGAGAGCGACCCAACCTTCAACGCGTTCAAGACCCTTCAGAGCTGGAAGTTCGGTGGCCTAATCACCATCGCACGCGAGCTACTTGAGGACACTGGTGTTGACCTGCTCGGCTTCCTTGCAGACCAGATCGGTGTTGGACTTGGTTCGAGCATCAACGCAGCCCTAACCACTGGAACCGGTACCACTACCCCACAGGGTATTGCAACCGTTGCAGCTTCGGGTGTTACTGGTGGAACTGGTGTTACCGGTGCGTTCACCGCTGACAACCTGATTGACCTTGTGTACTCGGTTAACACCGCTGCACGTCGTCGCCCAGGTGCTGGTTTCCAGATGAACTCTGCCGCTATCGCAGCCGTTCGTAAGCTCAAGGACAACTACGGTCGCTACATTTTCGACCCAGCCCTTTCTGCTGACAAGAACGACCTTCTACTGGGTTACCCAATTTTTGAGAACCCAGACTTGGCTTCGCCAGCAACCAGTGCCACTTCGGTGCTGTTCGGTGACCTAGCCAGCTACTACGTTCGTGAGGTTGGCGGAATCCGTCTAGACCGCTCGGATGACTATGCGTTCGCTAACGACCAGGTAACCTTCCGTTACACCTGGCGTGGAGATGGCAACCTAATCCAGACTTCTCACGTTAAGAAGTTTGTTGGTGCTGCTAGCTAGTAGCTTCTAAGCGGAATCCCCTCACCGGTGCGTAGGCTGGTGGGGGGATTCTTCTTTTGCTATTGTGGAGTTACTACGAAAGGAAAACAATGCCAAAGGGTTCTATTAGTTGGTTCAGCAATTCCCCTGACGCACCTACTGGTTATGGTGTGCAAACTAAGCAGGTTGTGAAACGCCTTCTTGATGATGATTACAAGGTTGCTATTTTGAGCAACTATGGTCGTGAGGGTGTTGATGGTGAAGTGCGTGTGGGGAATCATGTTATCCCTGAGTTTGCGCGTGGCACTGACGCTTATTCCCAAGACGTTACCCCATTGAACTTTCAAATGTGGAAAGCACAGAACCCTGGTATGCCTTCTGCGTTGATTACTTTGTATGACACTTGGATTATGAAGGGTGCGTATAAGGATGTTCCTATTGGGTCTTGGACACCTGTGGATCATCATCCTGCCCCACCACCAGTATTGGAGTGGTTGGCTCGCCCGAACGTGACCCCGATTGCTATGAGCAAGTTTGGTCAGAAAGTTATTCAGGATGCGGGCATTGAGGCTGAGTATGTGCCTCATGCTGTTGAGCGTGTGTTTCAACCAACTTCGATGGTTGGGAAGCAAACTAACCGCGAGTATTTGGGGTTTACGGATTCTGATTTCATTGTGGGTATGAACGCAGCTAATAAGGCTAATGGTTTGGTTCACCGTAAAGCGTTTGCTGAAAACTTGTTGGCGTTTGCTATTTTCGCTAAGAAACGTACTGATGCGAAACTGTATTTGCACACTGACATGTTTGGGGCTTTTGGTGGTTGGGCTTTGACCCCGTTGCTGGAATCAGTTGGTATTAGCACTGACCAGGTTGTGTTTGTGGATCAGATTGCTTACCGTAAGGGTATTTCGCAAAACATTTTGGCGGGTATTTATTCAGCATTTGACGTGTATTTGGGTGCGTCTTATGGTGAGGGTTTTGGTGTGGGTACGATTGAGGCTCAAGCTTGTGGTGTGCCGGTGATTGTTTCGGACTTTGCTGCGTCTAGTGAACTTGTTGGTGAGGGTTGGTTGGTTCAGGGTCAACCGTTGTGGGATCACCATCAGCGTGCCTGGTTCAATGTTCCTAACGTGAATAGCATTGTGGATGCCCTTGAGCAAGCGTATAAGCGCGGTAGGGGCGTTTCTGCTAAGGCTTTGGAGTTCGCTAAGCAATACGATGCTGATGCCGTGTATGAGGCGCATTGGAAACCTGTTTTGGCTAAGTTGCTGAAGTGATTCCAGTTGTCGGGTTCGCAACCCTGAAACGATTTGACCTAGCCGACCGGTTGCTGGCTAGCATTGATTTCCCTGTTGAAAACCTTGTCATCGTAGACAACAGCGGCAAAGCTGAATGGAACCCTGAAAAGCCTTTGTGGGTTCAAAACATGTGGGTTATTCGTGTGCCGTTCGGGTTGGGTTTGGTTGGGGCTTGGAACCTTATTGTGAAGTCAACGCCTTATGCCCCGTATTGGGTGTTAGTAAACGATGACGCTTGGTTCGCATCTGGATCATTACGAATCATTAGTGAGGATGTGGACACCAATGCACTCAACTTTGTGGACATACAGCCCAAATGGTCTGCGCCGATTTTTGGCGAAGGCATGGTGGATAAAGTGGGTTTGTATGACGAACGCTTTTATCCTTTGTATTTTGACGATAATGATCTTGAACGTCGTGTGGTGCATCATGGTGTCAGAATCAAAACGATTAAAGCAAAAGTTCATCACGATAATTCATCAACTTTGGTTGGGCATGAACAGGTGAATGCTATTTCGTATCAGAAGAACAGTGAGTTATTTCAGCGTAAGCAAGCTGAACAGGATTTCACGCAGGGTGAATGGTCGCTGAATACTAGAAGGGGCAACCGATGGGATTGACTATTTACACTGGTGGGACTTTTGATTTGTTCCATAACGGCCATGCAGAGTTCCTACGCCGATGCGCCGAACTAGGCCGTGTAGTTGTTTCGTTGAACACTGACGAGTTCATAGCAACCTATAAAGGCAAACCACCGGTGATGACGTTTGATGAACGCGCTGATGTTTTGCTTGCTTGCCGTTACGTTGACCGTGTCATTCCTAACGTTGGCGGTGCGGATTCCAAACTTGCCATTGACATTATCCAACCTGACCTGGTTGTGATTGGTTCTGATTGGGCTGTGCGTGACTATTACAAACAAATGGGATTCGACCAGGCGTGGTTGGATGTGCGTGGTATTGGGCTTTGCTACATTCCTTACACTCAAGGGATTAGTACTACTCAAATTAAGGAACGTCTTAGGTTCGGTAAACTAGAAGCATAGACTTCTGAAAGGCCACTAATGGCAATTACCAATGGTTATGCAACGCTTGCACAGGTCAAGTCTGCGCTTCGTATTACTGACACAGTTGATGACGCATTGATTGAGTTGGCTGTTGAAGCTGCTTCACGCGAGATTGATGCTTATTGTTCCAGAGTGTTTTACAACATGGGTTCTGGTAGCCGTTTCTTTTCAGCATCGGATCCATACTTCTGCCCTATTGATGACCTTATTAGCATTACCGAGTTGGCGACCGCGCTCACCAGCAACGGTAACTATGACACTGTTTGGGCTAATCCTTCTAGTGGTCAGAACAACGGTGATTACCAGCTTGAACCTTTGAACGCGGCTTACCCAACTGACGGTATTGTTTCCCCAACCACGGGTATTCGTGCGTTGTGGCGTTACTTGTTCCCAACCATCGGCGGTAACGCTTTGGTTCGTGTAACCGGTACTTGGGGTTGGTCGGCTATTCCGACACCTATCAAACAGGCAACTGTTATCCAGGCAACCCGTATTTTCAAACGAAACGATTCGCCTTTGGGTGTGGCTGGTTTCGGTGACATGGGTGTTATGCGTATCAGCTCACAACTTGACCCCGACGTGCGCCAGTTGATTGAACCTTACAAGTTGGCTAGGAACTTCGCGTGATAACGGCTCTACGCGACGGCATCGCTTCAAACCTTGCCACCATTCCAGGGCTTCGCACCAAAGGGTTTGTGCCAGATACTTTCAGCGCACCAATGGCGGTGGTCGAACCACTAACCATCAACTTCGACACCACTATGGGTCGTGGCCTTGACGAGTTCAACTTCAAAGTGACTGTGTTGGTTGGGCGTTCCAGCGACCGTGCTTCACAGGCAAGCCTTGATGCTTACTGTTCTTCGTCAGGGGATTCAAGTGTTAAGTCTGCGATAGAATCAGATAGGACACTTGGCGGAAAGGCTAACGATCTCCGAGTGACCGGCATCACCACTTATGGTGGGCTAACCATCGGAGATACCACTTATCTTGCAGCAGAGTTTGCTGTCAAGGTTTACGCAAATTAGGAGAAATAAATGGCAAAGTTTGTAGCCACTCAGTTTCAGATTTCGTTGAACGGAACTGACCTGACTAACAGCCTTCACGCAGCCGAGCTAGACATCAAGGCTAACGAAGTTGACACCACCACCTTTGGAACTTCCAGCACCGTTTACAAGTCGGTTGTTGGTGGCATCGTTTCGGGTTCTGTAAAGCTTGAGTTCTACCAGGACTTCGCTGCTGGTTCCGTTGACGCAACCATTTGGCCGCTAATCAACACTGTTGGAACTGTTGTTATCAAGCCTTTGGGTACCGCTGTCTCGGCAACCAATCCTTCTTACACTGCAAACGTACTAATCAACGCCTACCAGCCTATTGCTGGTTCTGTTGGTGACCTTGCATCGTTTAGCGTTACTTGGCCAACCACCGGTACCGTAACCCGCGCCACCGCTTAAGGATAAAAATTGAAAATTGACCTACGCATTGAGTACTTGTCTGGTGATGTTTCTGAGGTAACTGCTCAGGCTTCTGACCTGGTTGCTTTTGAAGATAAATACAACATTTCTGTATCTAAGTTGGAAACCGAAATGAAGTTCAGCCACCTATTGTTTTTGGCTTGGCACGCATCGAAGCGCGCTAAGTTGACCGACAAAGTTTTTGAAGAGTGGATTGAACTTGTTTCTTCAGCTGGTGTTCCAGATCAAAACCCAAAATAAAAGGGCTAGGTGAAACTAGCCAGCATTGGTTTATTGCAAGCCTGGCTTGTGAAACTGGTATAGCACCTAGCCTTTTGCTTTTGGAATCTGAACGAATGTTGTGGACTATGGGCAAGTATTTGCAGTACCGCAACAACGTGCAGAATGGTGGTTAATGATGCCTGATAAGTTTTATCTTGTCAATGAGGGCGTTATGCCTATCAACCAGTTGGTTAAGGGTTTGAAAGCCATTGATCCAGAGTTGCGTAAATCGTTTATTCGTAATCTAAAAACGATTGCTAAGCCTGTTGAGTTGGCTATTAAGCAGCAGTTGCCGCAGGTTTCACCTTTGACGGGTATGAACAATAAAGGTCGTTTAGGTTGGGGTGTTGGTAAAGCACCGGATTCAACAAGTATTTTGTTCAAATCTGGTGGTTCTAAAACTCAAGCTGTGACCCCGTTGTTGTCAGTGCGCGCTAACTCTGCTGCTATGTCGCTTGTGGACATGGCTGGTCGTAAGTCTGATGGCAATACTGCTTCGGGTCGTGCAATGATTCGTAAACTTAATTCCATGCGTAGTGCTTCTCGTTATGTTTACCCTGGTGGTGAATCAGCTCGTGACCAGGTGATTCAGCAGATTCAGGATTGCATTGAGGAAACTTCGAAAATCGTGATGAGAGAGTTCGCTTAATGGCTGGCATTATTTTCCCTATTGGGTACAAGATTGATGATTCTGATTTAGCTGCTGCTGAGGGATCGTTCAAAGGGTTTGCTGGCAAAATCGGTGGCATCCTTGCTGGTTTGGGTATTGCGGCTGGTATTGGTGCCGCGGTCAAAACTGGTTTTGGTGAACTCATGGATGCGTCGGCTGGTACGGCTCAACTCCAGTCCGGTATCAAATCAACTGGCAATGCGGCAAATGTTACTGTTGGCGGGTTAAATAACCTTGCTTCTTCTATTCAAGCGTATTCTGGGCAGACCGATGACAGCATTGTTTCGTCTGAAAAACTTTTGCTCACGTTTGGCAACATCAAAAATGGTGTGGGTGCTGGTAATGACATTTTCAACCAAGCAACTAAGGTCACTGCTGACATGGCCGCCAAAATGGGTGGCGATGCTTCTGGGTCGGCTATGCAGTTGGGTAAAGCCCTTCAAGACCCTGTAAATGGTATTTCTGCTTTGACGCGTGTTGGTGTTTCGTTCACTGATGGTCAAAAAGAGCAAATTAAGTCTATGGTCGCTAATGGTGACACCATGGGCGCGCAAAAAGTTATTTTGGCTGAGCTGAATAAAGAATTTGGTGGAGCTGCTGAAGCTTACGGCAATAGCCTTCCAGGTATGATTGACCGTTCTAAGCGTGCATTTGAGGACATTGCACAGGTTTTGGCTGAAACTTTATTGCCGATTATTACCCCGTTGCTTGAAGGCTTCCTAAATCTATTCACTAAGGTTCAGCCTTACATTGAAAAGTTCGCTGACAAACTGGGTGGTTTGATTTCTACTCTTATGAGTGGATCTAGCGACATTGGCACGTTCTTCGGAAACATTTCTGGTGCTATTCAGGATTTTGTTTCTGGTGGTGGTCTTGAGCAAATGGTTCAGGGTTTTATTACTGGGCGTGAAAAGATTTTTACGGCTATTGCTGACATTGCCCCGCAACTGATTACTTCTTTATCAACAGCAATGATTGATGCTATCCCTGCTTTGGTTCAGGCTTTGGTTGATGGTATTCCTGTTTTGATTGATACTGCTACTGGTTTGTTTACGTCTTTGTTAACGGCTATGGATAAAGTTTTGCCTAAGTTGATCAAGGCTATTGCTGACGCTATTCCAAAGATTATTGATGCGATTATGACGGCTTTGCCGGACATGATTGATTCTGCTGTGGCTTTGTTTTCGGGTTTGATTGAGGGTTTGACTAAGGTTATTCCTGATGTGATTGTGGCTTTATTGGATGCGTTGCCTCAGTTGGTTGATTCGCTTTTAACTATGTTGCCTCAGCTCATTGATGGTGCGGTCAAGTTGTTTACTGGTTTGGTTGATGCACTTATCAAAGTTTTGCCTACTTTGCTTTCCACTCTCACGGATAAGGTTTTGCCGAAGTTGATTGATACTTTGGTTGCTTTGATTCCAGTATTGATTCCTGCTGGTGTGAAGTTGTTCCTGGCTTTGGTTGATGCTGTGACTACTGCTTTGCCAAAAATTATTGAAGCCGTTATCAAGATTGTTCCTGAGATTACTAAGGCCTTGATTAAGGCTTTGCCTCAGCTTATTGATGCTGGCGCGCAGTTGCTTGGTGGTTTGTTGAAGGGTCTATGGGATAACGCACCGACTTTGATTGCAAACGTTGCTGCGAAACTTGGCAATGCATTGATTGATTCGGTGAAAGCCATTTTTGGTATCAAATCACCTTCGCGTGTGTTCCATGAAATCGGTGGGTTCATTACTCAAGGTTTGGCTAACGGTTTGACTGCTGGTGTTGGTTTGGTTGAAGATGCCATGTCTTTGATCACTGATGCTACTTCGATGGATGCTGGTGACGTGAACATTGGTGTTGCTGGTGGCGGTTATGCAGGTGGTTCGAGCCGTGGGGTTACTAACGTGAATGTGACGGTAAACGCTGGTATGGGTGCTGATGGTGGCGACATTGGGCGCAAGATTGTTACCGAAATTAAAAAGTATGAACGCACTAACGGTGCTGTTTGGGCTATGGCATGAGTAAACCAGCAATAAAAGTTGAGCTTGGTTTTGGTGAAGCCGCACCAGGTGACTTTTTTACCCTTGATGATGCTGTGCGTGGTGTTTTGGATAACACTATTTATGTGTTGAATAGTGGTGCCTGGTATGACGTGACTTCTTATGTCACTGATGTGGGTATTAGTCGTGGCCGTAACCGTGAACTAGATCGCTTCAATGCTGGTCACCTTGATGTGCGGTTCAATAACCGTGACCGTTCCTTTGACCCTACTTATACTTCTTCGCCGTTCTATGGGTCTGTGGTGCCTCGTAAAGACATTCGTGTGAGTGTGAATGGTGCGTTGCAGTTTGTTGGGCAAACTGATGACTGGTCTTTGGAGTATTCACCGGATGGGAATAGTACGGCGAGCGCGTCAGCTTATGACGGGTTTCTGAAACTTAGTCAGCAACAGTTGGCTGGTGGTACTGCTACGGCTCAGTTGTCGGGTGCGCGTGTGAACGCTGTGTTGTCTGATTCAAATGTTCAATGGTCGGCTACTCAACGAAACATCAATGTTGGTCAGCAAATGTTGCAAGCCGATGTGATTAAACCTAATCAGGATGTGTCTGGTTACATTGGGTTGATTGAGCAGAGTGAACCTGGCATGTTCTTCATTGATAAGAATGGTTATGCCACTTGGTTGGATCGCGCACATGTTCCTGCCACGGGTTCGATTACTGTTCTTGCTGATGATGGTACTGGTGTGCCTTATACGGCTGTGCATGTTGTGTATGGTTCGGAACTGCTTTACAACCAGGTGACGGTTGGGCGTGTGAATGGTGGTACTGCAACCACTATGAATGGTGATTCGCAAACGGCTTATGGTGTGCGTGCTTTGTCGCAGACAAACTTGTTGATGGATAACGATGCTGATGTTGCTAATCTGGCGCAATGGTTGGTGAATCAGTATGACAACCCTGAGTTCCGTTTTGAATCGGTTGAAATCATGTTGAATGATTTGTCACCGGCGCAGCAAGCTTCAGTGTTGAGCCTTGAGATTGGTGATTCGTGCAACATTGTGTTCACACCAAACAAAATCGGTTCAGCTATTACTAAAACTTGTTCGGTGTTGGGTGTTTCGCACGCTATCGGCATTGATTCGCACAAAATGGTTTTGAAGTTCAAGACGTTAGAGAACACCGTTTTCGTTCTGGATGATGCCGTTTACGGCTTGCTAGACTTGAATTCGTTGAGTTATTAGGAGATAAGACATGGCCGGTTCGGGCTGGAGAACATTCACTGCTGGTGCTGTTTTGACCGCGGCGCAGATTCAAAACTATTTGCAGGATCAGGCTGTGCAGGTTTACGCTTCGGCTGCGGCTCGTACCGCGGCTTTGGGTACTGCTGTTGCGACTGGCATGGTGTCGTATCGTACTGATGGTACTGCTGTTGAGTATTACAACGGTTCGGCTTGGGTTGCGTTGGTTGATTTGACCCGTGAGCAGGTGTTGCAGAATAAGACTTTGCTAACCCCGTTGGAAACTATTACTGTTTTGGCTACTGCTGCGACGGGTACTGTGAACTTTGATGCAGCTACACAGGCGATTCTTTATTACACCACTAACGCTTCTGCTAACTTTACTTTGAACATTCGCGGTTCGGGTTCGCAAACCCTTGATTCTTACATGCAGACTGGTGAGAGTGTGACTGTTGTGTTTATGAACACTAATGGTGCGACTGCTTATTACCCGACGGCATACCAGATTGATGGTGTGGCTAAAACCCCTAAGTGGGTTTCTGGTGTTGCACCTGCTGCTGGTAACGCATCGGCTATTGATGCTTACACTCTCACGATTATTAAGACGGGTTCGGCAGCTTTCACTTTGTTGGCTTCACAGATCAAGTACGCATAATGCCTTTGTTGTCTACGTTTGCTGGTGCTTCTGTGAAGGGTTACAACCCTGGGCAGGGTAGGTCTACTGTTTCTGGTGGAACCCTGACTTCTGATGCGACTTATTATTACCGCACGTTCACTGGTAATGGCACTTTGACTATCACTAACGCAGCACTTGCTGTTGATTACATTGTTGTTGCTGGTGGTGGTGGTGGTGTTTCCGTGCCTGGTGGTGGTGCTGGTGCTGGTGGTTTTCTTGCAGCATCCGCCGTTCTTCAACCAGCTGCCTTAAGCATTGTTATTGGTGCTGGTGGTGCAGGTGCTTCAGGATTTAGCGCAACCGGTTCTGTTGGTTCAACATCATCATTTAATGGCACTGCCCCAACTGGTGGCGGTGGCGGTGCAGGTGCTAACGTAGCTGTCGGTTCCAATGGTGGTTCTGGTGGTGGTATTAATGGTCAAAATGGAACAACAGTTGGTACGGGTATTGCCGGTCAAGGTTCCAATGGTGCCAAGGGTGCTACTGGTCAAAACATCGGTGGCGGTGGTGGTGGTGCAGGTAGCGTAGGCGCATCAGGTAGCGGATCTACCGGCGGTAATGGTGGCGCAGGTAATACTTCTTATTCCGCTTGGGCTACTGCGACTTCCACTGGTGTGAGTGGTGCTTATGCTGGTGGTGGTGGCGGTGGCGGTTCACCATTTGGAAGTGCTACCGGCGGTGGTGGTTCTAATTCTGCTGGTACAGCTAACACTGGTGGTGGTGGTTCGGGAACCAATGCTGGTGGTTCGGGTATTGTGATTGTTCGTTACTTGAAGTCGGCGGTATAACATGGCGCATTGGGCAGAACTAGACAAAAACAACATTGTGTTGCGTGTGACCGTTGGTGATAACAATGACCCTGACGAGGGTTACCAATGGTTGCTTGATAACCTTGGTGGGCGTTGGGTAAAGACTTCGTACAACGCAACTATTCGTGGCAAGTTTGCGGCTATCGGTGACACCTATGACGAAACCCTTGACGTGTTCGTTACACCGACCGAGTAAACTTGATTTATCGCCTACGCAACGATTACTAACTTTTTAAGGTGTTGCGGTGTCTGACGAACTAACCCCTAAATGGGGTGTTGAAATCCTTGTAGCGATTGAACGCTTATCTGCGCGTATCGAAGCGAACGATGAACGTCACACCGCGTCAGCTACATGGGCTGAACGCAACATCCTTGACCACGAAAAGCGTATGCGTTCTTTGGAACAGTTTAAGTGGAAGATTATGGGTGGGGCGGCCGTAATCGGTTTCCTCACATCGTTTGTTGGTTCGATTATTGCGAAAATGATTTCAGCATGACTTACATTGACCCGTTCCCTGGCACCCGCGGTGACGCACTCGGCAACCTTGCCCCATACCGGAACGGTCACCCGCACCGTGGATCCGATTGGCATCCAGCAGAGTTATCTGTAATCCCTGCTATCACTTCGGGAAAGATTGCCAAAATCTTTTGGTCGGATGTTTTGGGCAACTGTGTTGTTCAAGCAACTGATGATGGAATGTACATTTTGTACGCTCACCTGGCACAGAAACCAAAGTCTTTGAAAAAGGGTTCTGTGGTCGCAGCTCATTCACCGATTGGTCGTGTGGGTGGTGGGGCTAAAACACCGTCAGGTTCAGCTTCGACCGGCGCACATTTGCATGTTGCAATGTGTCACCAGGCTGCTGGTGTTGACGTTCACCTAATCCCGTTCAGCCAACTTGTTGATCCGTTCAAGTGGATTGATAAAAAAGGAGCCACCAAATGAAGGCACAAACTCGCAAAAACATTTACACCATCGCAGCAGCGGTTGTTCCAATGCTAGTTGCTATGGGTTACCTGACTGATGCTATGGGTCAAGCCATTATCGGCATTATTACTGCGGCAATGACTGTTGGTGTTTCGCTTCTAGCTCGCCGTCATGTTGGGAAATAAGACGCTTCAACTGCCGTCTTTCTTCTGGTGTTAGTCCACCATAGATTCCGTATGCTTCATCGGCTTTGATGCCATAGTTCGCGCACTCGGTGTTGAGTGGGCATCGGCGGCAAATCGTTTTCGCTAACTCTATTTCTTGCCTATCCATCAACATTTTGTTGTTTTCAGGAAAAAACACATCCGGTACTTGTTCGCACTCCACGCCACCATTTTCAATGATTGCTTTTACAAGTGTTTTGTAAGCTCGTGTGGCTTCTGAGGAATGTCGTAGGTGTGTCATAAAGTAAACCTTACTTAGAAAGGTTGAAGTATGGCAACTATTGGGCATGAAACACCAGCGTTTGAATCTGCGGTGTTGTTGGGTGATTTTGTGAATGGGTCACCGGAGTGGCATCAGGCGCGCCAGGGTTCGTTGGGTGGGTCGCAGGTTGGTGCGGCTTTGGGTTTGAATCCGTGGGAATCTGCGTTTACTTTGTGGTTGAAGTTGACGGGTCAGATTGAATCGAGCATTACTCCGTCTATGAGTATGCGTTTGGGTACGAAGTTGGAAACACCTATTTTGGAAGTGTTTGCTGAGGAACATCCTGAACTGCGTGTGTTTACTACTGGCACTTATGAACATTATGCGGATCCATGGAAGCACGCTAACTTAGATGGTTTGTTCGAGGGTGAACATGGTTTGGGTGTTGTCGAAGTCAAATACTCAGCTGACTTTTGGACTGAAGTGCCTAAGCATTATGAGTACCAGGTGCGCTGGTATATGCACATTCTTGGTTTGAAACGTGGTGTGATTGTTGCGTTGTGTGGTTCGTCGTATAAAGAGTTTTGGTTGGAGTATGACGAGTTCATTGAGGCCGCCATGTTGGAACGGTTGACAGAGTTCTGGGGATGTGTTTTATCACATCAGCAACCTGAGTGGGATGGGTCGGAATCCACTTACCAAAGTGTGCGTCAACTAAACAAAGACATTGTTGATAACGATGTTGAACTGGGTTCATTGGGTTCGGCGTTGCTGGAGATGAATACCGCGCTCGCTGATGCCAAATACGATTACAACTTCTACGCCAGCCAGGTTTTGGATTTGATGGGTGATGCAAAGAATGGGTTGCTGAATGGTCAGCGAATCTGTTACCGTCAAAACAGTAGTACCGGTACACCGTTTCTAAAGATTGTGAAAGGAAAGTAAATGTTGATTGTTATTGGTTTGTTGGGGGCTGGTCTAGCGTTTGCGCTGGTGCGGTTATTTTGGTTAGATCGTCAGTTTCAAAAGTTGGCGGCGACCGTTATTGAGCAGGGTGCTTTGGTCAACAAGCTGACCGACCTTATGGTTCAGTCTGGCGAGATTTTGTTGACTGTTGTGAAGCGTGATAACAATGGCTAACTTCAACCTGGCTGATTACGAAACCGTTGAGGAACGCATCAAGCGTTTCTATGTTGACCACCCAAACGGCCGCATCATCACCAAAAACTTGACTACGTTGCAAGACCGTCAAGTATTGACTTGGGTTGTTCGCGCCCAGGTATGGATTCCTAACCCGATTGAATCTGAGGGTTGGCATGAAGATTATGTTCTCAAAGCTTCCGGTCATGCTTTTGAGGTTGATGGATCTGGTGGGGCTAATAAGACTTCTGCTTTGGAGAACGCTGAAACTTCCGCTATTGGTCGTGCTTTGGCTAACGCAGGGTATTCCGGTAACAAGCGTGCCAGCCGTGAGGAAATGGCTAAGGTGGAACGCAACCAAACCCCAACCGCACCACTAACCAACTTGTTTGGTCAGGCAGACGCTCTAGTGGTTGCGGGTGACCTTGACGGGTTGCGGGCGTTGTATACTAAGGCTGAACGCGGTGGGGCTTCCACGGCCATCCTGAAGGGTATTAAAGAACGTGCAGATGGACTTAAGCAGCCACAGGATCCTGCAAGCTAGTTGTTTGGAGTTGCAGGAAGCGTACTATCAGGCAATGGCTTCCAGGCAACGGGTTACAGCTAATGGTTTGGATGTGTTGTTGAAGGAACGTTTGGAAAGGTTGCACAATGGAAGATTTTACGCCAACCCAGGTGATTCAGGAATTGACCCGAATAAGGGAAGAAGCAGCTAAAGGTGCCGATGCTTTATTTCGGGCTGAGGAAAAACTTGCTCAGGCAGAGTATGCATACGAGTTAGCGTTGCAGAAGGCTTTTCTTGCCGCGCAGGGAACAGTTGCCGACCGAACCGCAATAAGCCGTCTAGCGGCTTCTGAAGCCCGTTTAGCGGGTGATTTGGCTAAGGCGGAGTTGAATCGGGTGAAGACTAAACTGAAACAACTTGAGTTGGCTCAAATGTCAACCCAAACTGTTGCTAAACAAGTCGAGTTAGGATACAAGTTTGCCTGATGCAGTGAATAACCCGAAGCATTACACCCAGTTTCCTGTTGAGGTGATTGAGATCACTGAGTGTTTGAATTTTAATTTGGGGAACGTGGTGAAGTATGTTTGCCGGTCGGACTTCAAGGGCTTCAGGTTGCAGGATTTGAAGAAAGCTCGCTGGTATTTGGAACGTGAGATTGCCAGGGTTGAACGTGAATCAAACTGAGTTCCGAAAGTATCTGCGTCGCGATAACGGCCGTTGCTGGCATTGCGGGTTAGACGATGACACTTTGGTTCCTCAACACCGTGTAAGCCGTGGCATGGGCGGTTCAAAGACCCGTGACCAACCAGCAAACATTATTGTGTTGTGTTCAGCGTTCAATGGGTTGATTGAATCGGATGCTGAAGCTGCACGCCTGGCACGTTCTAAGGGTTGGAAACTGGATTCTTGGTTGGATCCTGAGTTCGAACCGGTGTTTGATGCGTCAGTGCAGGATTGGTTTTTGTTGGATGATAAGTTCGGTAAGGCTTTGTTGTATCCGTGGTAAAATTAGAAGAGAGGCAAGCCCCGTATAGAACTTGCCCCTCAAACCGATAATCAACCTATCGGCATTACTCATTTTAGGGTATCTGCCGAGGAATAGGCAGTAATGAGTGTAATAAACCTGGCACGCAAAGATGAACAACCTTTCGCCCAAATCCCTAACGCGGCCATCCGTGACCCAAACATAACCCCCAATGCGTTCCGTCTACTGGCATACCTTATGAGCCACAAAGACGGTTATGAGCTGAACTATGACCAGATCGAAGCGCAGACCGGATTGGGTCGCTACGCAATAAATGAGGCTTCTAAACTTTTGGTGGCTTTGAAGTGGTTGGAAGTGAATCGCCCGAAGGTTGATGGAAAATACGCTTGTAAACAGTGGGTTGTTTTGAATCCTTATGCGAATGAATCCACCGTGGGCGATTCCACTATGGAACGTTCCCACATGGGGCAATCAACGGACAATATAAGAACATCAATTACTAAAGAAGAACAATTATTAAGAACTAATGCTCAAAACGAGTTCGAGCCATTGTTTGAAGATTTTTGGTTGGCGTATCCGCGCAAGGTTGGAAAAGAAGCAGCTCGTAAAGCGTTCGAGAAAGCACCGGTGGATTCGTGGCGAATCATTGAAGGTGCGAAGCGTTTGTCAGCTGACCCGTATCTGCCAGCGAAACAGTTTGTTCCGTATCCTGCTACCTGGTTGAATCGGGCTGGTTGGGATGATGAACCTTACCCGCCGCGGGAGAAAACTAAGGAAGAGATTGCGGCTGAGATTGCTGACCGGAACGCCCGTCAACGTGAACTAAGCAAACAGGCTTCTGAGGAACGGCGCAGGGAGGAAGAAGAAGCCCGGAAACGTATGGCACCGCCACCGACATGTCAACACGGTATAAGCATCATCAAGTGCCGTAAATGCCTTCTGGGGCTAAACTGACCGTGTGGAACGTATGCTGTGCCAGCAATGCGGTAGCCGTCTTGAAGATAGCCGCCGTAAAACGTTTTGCGCTTCCTGCACTATGCGACCTGCTAAACAGATTCGCTATGGCAGTGAAGTTTGTATTCCGCATCGAGGCGATTTCGATGAGGATGAAAACCCTGTTGTGGATGGGTTACCGTTCATGCCAGGTGTCAGGTCGTGCCGTCACACTGATTGTGTGAATCCGTGGCATGTTCCTGGTTACGAAAGAGAATGAGAAAGGAAAGCTAATGGCTTTTATCAGCGTAAAAAACGCAACAGTAACAAACATCAACAGCAAGGGTTTCACTGTTGTTGAATCGTACGAAACCCAGTCGGGCGAAACCATGTCGAAGTATTACAAGGTTTGGTCTGATGAGCAGGTGCGTGAAGGTCAGGTAATCAACGTTTCAGGTATTTTCAGTACCCGAATCAACGAGTACGAAGGTAAGACCAGCATCGAAGTTCACATCAACAAGCCACGCATTGAAGCACCAGGCGTACCGGTTGTGAAGCAGGATGACCTTCCTTTCTAGCTTTCAGTTGTTCGTTGAGGGTAAACCTGTTCCTCAAGGATCTAAGAAAGCGTTCAAACGGGGTAACCAGATTGTTTTGGTTGAAGCTAACCCTGCTTTGAAGCAATGGCGTGCTGATGTTTGTTTGGCGGCGAAACTGGAACTGATGGCTCAGAACTGTGTTGAACCGTTTACAGACGCAGTGCATGTGTCTTATACGTTCATTATTCCTAGACCTGTTTCTGTGAAAAGGTTGTGGCCTAGTGTTGCACCTGATTTGGACAAACTGATTCGGGCGGTTAATGATTCGTTGACGGATGCGCGGGTGTGGTCGGATGATTCGCTTGTTGTGTCTTTGGATGCTGTGGAACGTTACGCAGAAAACGAACCACCTGGTGTTTATTTGACGGTTACCCCGAAATGATGAAAAACCCTCACTTCGGTGGGGGTTTTTCTTTACCCATTTGTTATGAAAAGTTTTTTCGAATGAACTTGCATTGACCTTATGTTTTGTGCAACACTTTGATGGAGGAAAGGAAACTCAATGGAAACCCCAATTTATGAAAGCATGCAAGCGGTTCGCCAGGCAGCGTTGCAAGTCGGTTACAAAGCCGGTCGCGCTGAAATGCAAAAAGAAATAGTCGCTTATCTCAAGTCGCTACCAAAACCAACCAAAACAATGACCGTCGCAATTCTTGAGATTGAGGCAATGCAGTGATCAAGGCACTAATCATTTTGGGTGTTATTGCACTCGGCACCGTTATCGGGCTAGCTGCCTTTTTCTGGTTGGCTTTCATCATCATTGCTCACGAGGATAAAAATGGACATTAATAAAATCGGTGAACCTGTACGAAACAATTACCGCAACCAGGGCGCAAAGATTATGCGCGAACACCTTGTTGAAGCTTTGAACAAGGATGCCATTGTTAGTTTGTTTGTTCCTGCTTGGGTGTTGGAACACATTGTTCGGATTGTTGAGGAAACTAAGTGAAGTATGTTGTTGGGTTGTTTGTTTTGATGTTTGTTGCGGCTGGTTTGGCGCAGTTGGCTTCGATGTTGGTTATTGATCCGTTGGTTGGGTTTGCGGGCATTGTTGTTGGTGCGTTTGTGTTGTTGCGTCGTGCAGCTAGAAAGCACCTCTGATGGGCAAGCCGTTGAGTTACCGTATGCAAGATGCTGTGAATGTTTTGCACGAAAAGCAGGAAGCGTTTTTGGATGCGTCTACTGACATTTTGGGTCAGTATTTTGATTTTGGTGTTGAGTGTGAGCGTGAACGCATTATCAAACTGCTAGAGGACTTATACCCTATCCGTTACCCCAGAAGCATTACTACTGGCGGTGGCGAAGGTGAACTGATTGGCGAACTTATCGCTCTTATCAAGGGAGAACAGAATGACTAGAACTTATGGCGGTTATGACCCACACGCACAACTCAACCTAATCTTGCCAGACGAACACGGTATGGCGTATTTAGATTTAGGTGGCAACCCGCAATCCGTAAAGCAGGTTGAAGGCAAAGTGCTTTATGACTTAGACGAACAGGGCAAAGTGATTGGTGTTGAGTTTCTTTTTGCCCCAAAAAACTGGCTTATCAAGGGAGAACAGAAGTGAGTGAACGGTTACATTCTGGTTTGAGTATGAACGGTTACAACGCTACCGATTTCACAGGTTCTACACTCCCAAAATCACAAAACATGCAGTCTGACGCAAAAAACATAACCGAAACTTTGCATTGCAACGCAAACGATTGCGTCAAACCCGTTAGTCGACGCGGACTTTGCTGGAAACATTACAGCCTGGACACTGGCCGCACCAAAGGAAGAATCCCCAAAGCACCATGCGCTTGCGGAAAACCCTTTTACGCCCGCAACAAATGCAAAACCTGTTACATGACCTGGTTTCGGTCAGTAGACAAAATAGACACATTCGAACCATTTGCTTTACACCCAAAACACTTTGATGACTTGTGGGTGTTCATAACAAAAGAACTGGGAATCACCGGTGCATCAACTAGAAAGGAAACTATCTGATGCCTAAAGTAAGAACCACTGATCCAACCACTTCGCACGAAGCTGCTGAATCGGTAAAGAACATGACCCCACTCAAAACCGCCATTTTGGATTGCTTGACCATTCCAATGAACGATGAACACCTGGTGTCTTTTGTTCAGTGGCGTTACGGTCACGATTTCGCTGCACCGTCGGGTATTCGTAGCCGTCGTAAGGAACTTTGCGTGGCAGGGCTTATCAAGGACACTGGTGACCGTGAAGTGTTGAAGTCGGGTCGCAAAGCGATTGTTTGGGGTCGCTCATGAAAAAACTCACACCGGAACGCAAAGGCCTGGCATTAGCTGCTATTGAATCGGCACGCCAGGCACAGCAAAGCATTGCTGTTATGAAAGCCGAAAACAGTAACTTCACTCATCCTGAATGGCGTGGGCAGATGAACATTGTTTGGGCTGCCCAACATGTTTTGATGGATGATTTGGGTCTATCAATGACCCGCGCATTGGATCTCATTGACGGCAAAACAACCCTGGCCGATTATTTCGACCCAACCGGAACACCTATCAAGGGTGTCGTAGCGAAAGTAGTAAAGCGATGAACCGACTAGCACCAGCTGACCACGCCGAAAAGCAAATGTATGAACTTGGCAAGATGGATGAACGAAACGAAGTAATCAAACTTTGCAAGTCAAGGATTTGCTTTGACTTCGACGAGGGCAAGTGCGACCACGGTAACTGTTGGGAACTGCACCGTCTGATTGAATCTTTGAGGCTCAAGTAATGGAACATGGTCAGGCTTCAATGTATGTGATGGAAAAATGCCGGTGCGATGTTTGTAAAAACGGTAATCGGGTTCGCGCTAAAGAACGTCGCAAGCTGCAGGCTTATGGTCGTTACCAGTCTGCGTTTGTTGATACTGCCCCAGTTCGTAAGCATGTCAAAGCGTTGATGAAGCAGGGTTGGGGTTACAAACAGGTTGCGATTCTTGCTGGTGTGACACCTAACCGCGTCAGTCAGCTAGTGAATGGCCGTACACCTGCGGAACGCAAATCGTATGCCACGCCACGCGGGAAAAAACTCACCAAGATGAGCCGAGTGAACGCTGAAAAACTTTTGGCTTTACAGTTCGATGTGTCTATCAGCTCACCTGGTACGCGAATCAACCCGTTAGGCGCACGCCGCCGAGCAGAAGCCCTAGTGTGTGCCGGTTACTCATTCCATTGGCAAGCCGAAGCACTAGGAATCCCTGTCGGCAACTACCAGATCAGCCTCACCCGCGCCACCATCGCAAAGAAATCCTTTGACCGCATCGCCAAACTGTATGACGAATACGCGTTCACGAAACGTCAAGGCGAAACGCGCCAACAAAAAACAGGCATCACCCGCGCTTTGAACATGGCCGCTCAACGCGGTTACGTTCCAGCAATGGCGTGGGATGACATTGATACCGACAAGGCACCAACTAATCCGGTCAGGTTTACCGATTCAAAGTATGTTGACTGGGCAAAGTTTGAACAACTTGAGGATGGTAAACGCCCACCAATGAACCAGGCAGAGGTGGAAGCGTTTCGTATGCGCCTCATTGATTGGGGTAAGTCTTATAACGACATTGACCGCATGCTGCATGGCCGTGTAACGGGTGCGACAGTGAACTGGGTTACTAGGTCTGGTTATGGCAAAGCATAGGGCTACCCGCCAACCGGTGCCATGGCGTTGGCATTACCGTTGGTTTCGGAATCAATGGCATTACTTTTGGTTACCGATGGTCGTAAAAAAACTACAAACCATAGTTGATAGGGTGAAATCATGGGGCTTTTAGATAATCTGACACCAGTTGTGAAACGTTATTCCTGCAAGGTTAGAACAGTGGCGGGGGAACTTTCACCGGAGGATAGTAAAACGTTTATGGCTGCGGTCAATGATCGTGCCGTGTGGTCGTCTGGGGGGTTGAGTAACGCACTCGCTCAACGGGGCGTAACCATTGCCGACACCAGCATTAGTCGCCACCGCGACGGGTTGTGTTCGTGCTAGAAAATTTGACACCAGCTGCAAAGGTCACTGCCCCGAAGGATTGGCGGCCAGCAGTTGAGTTTCAAAACGGCATAGGGGAAGCAACAACACCAGGTTACGCATCCGATGAACAACCAGACTTCGAAAAGTTTTTAATCGAAGCAGGGTTTGACCCGAACAAGTATCAAATCGTTGGGGAACCACGCACTTCACGTTGGCAAGTTGCACGCCCATTCCCGCTAGAACCACAATGGTTGACCGCTTACAGGTTCAAGTTTGTACAAAAAAACGTACAAGAAATAGACTTGCCTCTTACTTGGTCACTTGCAAAGAAAAACAAGAAACCTTTACAGGTGCAGGAAACAGGTAAAGCCCTTGTTGTTGCCGTAGCTGACTTGCAGATTGGCAAAACCGATTACCGCGGCAACACTCAGCAACTACTTGAGCGAATGTTTTTGGCGTACGATGCGTTGGAAAAGAAACTAAAACAAGGCAAATACGAACGCGTTGTACTCGTTGACGTTGGCGACATTGTGGAAGGCTTTGCCAACAAAGCGGACATGCAACAGCTCGCCACCAACGATCTAAGCATTATGGGGCAGGTAGACACCGCAATAGCCCTTATCTGGGAGTTAGTAACGCGCACCGTCAAGCACTGCCCAAACGTCACCTACGCCACCATAGCCAGCAACCACTGCCAGAACCGCGTCAACAAACAACAGGTTGGGCAACCAGGTGCAGACGATTGGGGTGTGATGATTGCAAAACAAATCCACCGGCTCGCCAAAGCAACAGACACACCACTAAAAGTGCTTATCCCTGAACCGCACGACGAATCACTTGCAGTAGATGTTTTCGACGACGGCTTTCACATTCTAGGTATTTGGCATGGACACCAAAGCAACAACCCAAACACTGTGCCTGACTGGTGGAGTAGACAAGCATTCGGCCACCAACCCATCACAGCAGCCACCATAGGCCTCACAGGACACTTCCACCACTTACGCGTACAAGAACTAGGTCAAGCCAGCAACGGCGGTTCACGCTACTGGATTCAAGCCAGCACAATGGACAACGGATCCAACTGGTATCGGCTCAACGCTGGCAGTGATTCAACAGTAGGCATCACACACTTTGAACTCCACCGCAATACCCCATACACCGGAACGATAGGAAAGTTCTAATGCCCTCATACAGTTACTACTGCAAACCCTGCGACAACACTCAGCTAGTAATCCGCGAAATAACCCAGGCAGAACCAGACAAAATCCCCTGCGAAAAATGCGGAGAAAAACTGCAAAAACTTTTCCACTCAGCACCAGTAATTTTCCGTGGAAACGGATGGGCAACAAAGGAATGAAGTTCCGTAAACCCTGCACCGTATGCGGACAGCTAGGGGAACCAGGTAACGCCCGCTGCAACACCCACCACATAACCAAACAACAGCTATACAACAAGCAGTACAAGAAGCACGCCGCATACATCCGTGCAACAGCCACCACATGCCATCTATGCGGGCAAGGCTCAAGGCAAGACGACCCCTGGACAGCCGACCACATCAACGCCACCGACCCCAACAGCCCCTTAGCCGCCGCACACAGGTCATGCAACTCGCGTCGAGGCAACCGCGACCTCTAAAAAACGGGGGGTGGGTGCAAAGACAACAACTTTTTTTGTCCAGCCGAAACCCCGCACTTTCTAAAAAACATCCGCGTCTCAAACCTTTTGACTTTGTTAGGCTTTGATTATGCCAACTCCACCAAAACCAGCTGAATTGAAAATCCTTCAGGGTAATCCTGGTAAGCGTTCTTTGCGTTTGAATGATGGTATTGCGCCTATGGAGTATGGCTACATTGAGCCGTTGCGCCCGTTGAGTCCAGTGGGCAAACAGTTCTGGGACACTATTTTTGGTGCTGGTGAATTGTGGATCAGCATTAAGACGGATACTCAACTTGTGCAGATGGTTTGTGAGTTACTTGATCGGCGCGAAGTGTTGCGTGAAGCGTTTGTTGCTGACCCTACTAACCGACCTGTGAACATGTCTTTGTTGGAGACTGAAAAACAGATTGTGAACGCGTTTTCGTTGCTTGGGTTTACTCCGGCTGACCGTACCAGGTTGGGTTTGGTTTCGGCTAAGACTAAGTCGAAGTTGGAAGAGTTGTTGGCGCGTAAGGCTGCTCAGTGAGTTGGCCGCCACAATGGTTGACACCTGTTCCCGCTGAGGCTGTTGCCCAGGGTGATGGGTTGTTTGCGGCTGAGTTTGCGGAAACATTTGGGTCTATTGGTAAGGATGGGGTTACCGGTCGCACCGGTGATCCGTTGGTTATGAGGCCATGGCAGGTTTCGTTATTGCAAAACTTGTTTGCGCGTGACGAAGCTGGTGGTTTATTGGCGCGTACAGCGTTGATTGGTATGCCACGCAAAAATGGTAAATCGGCTTTGAGTTCGGCCGCTATTGGGCTTTATAGCCTGCTCGCTGAGGGTATCAATGGTGGTGAGGTGATTGCTATTGCTGCTGAAAAGGAACAGGCTCGCATTGTTTTTGGTGAAGCGAAACGAATGGTCGAATCAAGTGAGTTGTCTGAGCTAGTCCAGGTGTATAAGGATTCGATTTATGTGCCGTCAACTTCTAGTGTGTTCAAGGTCATGTCGGCGGAGGCTTACTCTAAAGAAGGTTTGAACCCTAGCCGTGTGATTATGGATGAGTTGCATGCCCATAAGAACCGTGATTTGTTCGATGTGTTTAGCCTGGCGATGGGTAACCGTGGCAAGATTGCTCAGTTGGTGGCGATTACAACAGCGGGTGTGAAGTCTGACATTACTGGTCAGGATTCCATTGCGTATTCGTTGTATCAGTATGGGCAGAAAGTTGCTCGCGGTGAGATTGTTGACCCGTCGTTTTTTATGGCTTGGTGGGAAGCTGACCCTGATGGTAATCATCGTGACCCTGAGCAGTGGCGTAAAGCAAACCCTGGGTTTGATGACATTATTTCTGAAGATGATTTCAAGTCGGCTGTTTTGCGTACACCTGAAGCGGAGTTTCGTACTAAGCGTTTGAATCAGTGGGTTTCTTCGCAGATTAGTTGGTTGCCTAATGGGGTTTGGGAACCGTTGCGTGATGATGTGAACATTGATGATTATGAGATTATGTTGGGTTTTGATGGTTCGTTTAGTGGTGACGCAACCGTTATTGTTGGTTGCACTATTCCTAAATCGCCTGATGATAATCCGCATTTGTTTATGGTGAAAGCTTGGGAAAAGGTTGACGGCGTTGATGACGATAATTGGCGTGTGCCGATTCAGGATGTTGAAGAAGAAATTCTAAATTTTTGCGCAACTCATAAGGTGCGTGAAGTTGCTTGTGACCCATACCGGTGGCAACGTTCGATGGAAGTGTTGCAGGATAAAGGGATTCCTATTGTGGAGTATCCGTCTACTAATGCTAAACGCATGGTTACTGGGTGTGCAAAGTTTTTTGATTATGTCACTGATGGGCGTATGAGCCATGACGGTAACCCGATGATTACCCGCCATTTGTCTAACGCTATTACTAAGACTGATTCGTTGGGTGTGCGTATTGTGAAAGAAAACCGTGCGAGTTCGCGTCGCATTGACGCAGCTGTGGCCGCGGTGATAGCCCTTGACCGTGCCACCGCAGGTAGACTAGATGTGCAGGTCATTCCTGAATTCTTTTCTTTTTAGGCGGTAGATTTTGGCAAACTGGTGGTCAAGGTTGACGGGCGCAGAGGAACGCGCCATTTCTTTTCAAAGCATTTGGGGTGCTGGTGATTCCCTTGCTTGGCAGTCCGATTCGGGTGCAAGCGTTACCCCTGATTCTTCGTTCAGCATTGTTCCGTTCTATTCCGCTGTAAACCTTATTTCGGGTACCATTTCGACTTTGCCTGTTGATTCTTTTGTTCGTAAGAATGGGCAACGTGTTCCTTACCGACCTAAGCCTTTGTGGGTTACTAAGCCGGACATTGATTTGGTGGCTGGTCAAGCTCACTGGCAGCAGGTTCTAATCAGTTTGTTGGTGTGGGGTAACTCTTACACTCGTGTTTTCCGTGATCCAAAAACTCTTGAGATTGTGAACCTTGTAGTCCTTGACCCAACTTTGGTTGATGTGAAGCGAAACGCTGTTGGGCGCAAGATTTACACTTACCAGGGTGAGGTAGGCAAGTCGCTTACTTCTGATGAGATTTTGCACATCACTGACATTTTGTTGCCTGGTGCTGTGAAAGGTAAGGGTCGTGTTGAGGCTCTTAAGGAAAACTTGGGCTTGGACATTGCGTTGCAGTCTTTTGCAGCTCGCTTCTTTGGTGGTGGCACCCAGACTTCGGGAATTATCGAATACCCTGGTGCGTTGACCGCTCAGCAAGCTAAGGATTTGGCTAACGGGTTTGATAACCGTCACAAGGGTTACCGTAATGCTCACCGCACCGGTGTTCTTTCGGGTGGAGCTAAATACACTCAGACTTCTACCCCAAATGACGCTAACCAGTTCATTCAGTCGCGTGAGTTCGCGGTATTGGACATTGCTCGCGCGTTTCAGATTCCACCGTTTATGTTAGGTGTGCCTGGTACTACGTCTTATGCCAGCGTTGAACAGATGGCAATTGATTTTGTAACCCACACTTTGCGCCCGTATGTGGAACGCCTAGAAGCCGCTTACAGCACTTTGTTGCCTGATAATGCGTTCTTGAAGTGGAACCTTGATGGACTTATTCGTGCTGATTTTGCTACTCGTATGCAGGGTTACAGTATTGCTATTCAGGGTGGTTGGATGAGCATCAATGACATTCGTACCCTTGAGGACTTTAAGCCGACTGATGGTGGCGACGCTTACCGTGTACCACTAGCGAACGTGAACCTATCAGCTGCGGAGTTGTCGGCCGATGAAATCAAGGTGAAAATGGCCGCGGAACTTATTAGTCAAGGTTTTGCACCGGAAGAAGTTCTTTCCGCTATGGGTCTGCCACAGATTACTCACACTGGTGTTCCTTCTGTGAAGTTGCAACCTGTTGCTTCTATTGATCCGAACGCACCTGAAACTGTTTACGGAGGTAACTAATGATTGAACCTGGAACGTACAACATTTCGGTGACGCAGGGTGCAAACTATGACCGCACTTTTACTGTGTCGGGTTTGAACTTGACTGGTTACACCGCGGCAATGCAGGTGCGTGAATCGTTTGATTTCGATTCTGCTTTGATTTCGTTGACTAATGGTTCGGGTATCACTTTGGGTGGTACTGCTGGAACTATTGCGGTTGCGATTGGTAACGCGGTTACAGCTGGTGTTGCTGTTGGTCATTACGCTTATGACTTGTTTTTGACCAACGGTTCTGTGACTTACCCGATTTTGAAGGGTGATTTTGAGGTTACGGGGCGCGTAACCCGATGAGTTATGTAGTTACTGTGAATGAGCCGGTAACAACTGTTGATGTTACTGAGAACACTATTCTGATTAATACGACTACTCAGGCCGTTGAGGTTACTGTTTCTAATGCTGGTGTTCAGGGTGTACCTGGTGCTGGTGTTGCTACTGGTGGTACTGCCACACAGATTCTTGCTAAGAACTCAAGCACGGATTATGACACTGGTTGGATTGATAACTTCACACCAACTGTGAAACACCTTGTTAAGAATGATGGCACAGCTTTGAGCAAGGGTGCTGCTGTTTATATTTCGGGTGCTAACGGTACGAACATGATTGTTAGCCCTGCTTCTAACACTTCTGACGCTACTTCGGCTGAAACGATTGGTCTGTTGGAAACAGCGTTGGCTGTGAACGCTCAAGGGT